TATGGAAAAGAGTGTAGGGATTGTTGGACAGTTGATAATCCTTATACTCATTCCATAGTAGGAACTGATGCAAGTGGTTTAGAGTTAAGATGTTTAGCACATCTAATGAATGATACTACATTTACAGATATACTATTGACTGGAGATATACATACACACAATATGCAAATGGCAGGATTAACTAACAGAGACCAGGCAAAGACATTTATATATGCATTTATGTATGGTGCAGGTGCATCTAAGATAGGTCAGATAGTAGGTGCAGGTGCTAAAGAAGGACAGATATTAATCAATAAGTTTTTAAATAGTATGCCTGCTTTGAAAAGAGTACGTGACTCTGTAACAAAAGCTGCATCTAAAAAATTAATTAGAGGTATTGATGGTAGACTACTACATATACGTAGTCCACATAGTGCATTGAATACTCTAATACAAGGAGCAGGAGCAATCGTATGTAAGCTATGGCTTATCAATATGATTAAACGTATTAACAGAACAGGTGTTGATGCTAAACTTGTAGCTAGTATACATGACGAGTATCAGTTTGAAGTTCTTAACAAAGATATAAATAAGTTTGGACAGATAACTAAAGATGCTATGAAAGATACAGAGAAGCAGTTACAAATGAAGTGTCCTCTTGATAGTGAATGGAAGGTAGGTAAGACATGGGCAGAGACACATTAGTAAAAGAATTTAAAGGAAGAAAAGACCATGCTGATTATATTAAGCGTGGTATAAAAGTAGAGAATGAATTTATAAAGACTGTGCAAGAGCATGGTTATTCAGTTGGTATAGCAAATGACCAAGAGAATATGTTTAGACATATAGATTTCTATCTAACAAAAGATAATAAGACAGTTAGTGTAGATGTAAAAGCTAGAAGAACTGGAAATAAAAATAAGTTTTTTGATGACGCATGGATTGTTGTTGAGTTTAAAAATACAATGGGTAATAAAGGTTGGCTTTATGGTGACTGTAATTACTTTGTATTTGAACGAGAGCATGACTACGTATGGTGCTATGCAAAAGAGTTAGTAGAATTAACTGACAAAGTTGTTGATAAAGATACCAGAGTAGGTAGTTATAGAGATGCTGAATACAAAACATGGGGTAGAATACATCAAGGAAAACAAGACCTTATCTCAAGAATCGAGATGAGTTTAGTACTTAAATTAAATAAAACATTTATTATGAAAAAATCTCTTGACATTAATTCAGAGGTGTGTCATAATTCATTTATTAATAATAACGAAAGGAATATACACATGAGTGTACTAAAAGGAAACGCATATTGGGCGAGTATAGTTAGTCCAAATACTACATTTGATTCAGATGGAGTATGGTCGATAGATGTATCTAATCTTGACGAGAAGAATATTAATCAAGCTAAAGCTGATGGATTAGATGTAAAGAATAAAGGTGATGATCGTGGTAGCTTTGTTACTATCAAAAGAAAAGTTAGACGTAAAGATGGTAACATGAATAAACAACCTGAAGTGGTTGATGCTGCGAAAAGAAACATTGCTAACACTATGATTGGTAATGGTTCAGAAGTCAATGTACTTTATAGTACATATGAGTGGGAGTTCAAAGGTCGTTCTGGAGTCTCTGCTGATTTACGTGCTGTGCAGGTAACTAATTTAATACCTTATAACGTAGATGCTGATGCAGATGAAGCTTTTGAAGTAGTTCCTGATGGATTTGTAACTGAAGATTCAGATGAAGAACTAACCTTCGCTTCTTAACCAACCATGAAAGGATGGAGAGGTGCTACTGAACGAGTATCTCTCCATTATTTATTATGAAATCTATTGATACTTTAGTAAAAGATATATACGATTTGTTTGATCCTCTTGTAGAGGTAGATTTAAATGAGAAAGAAGTTGATGCTCATTTAGATTCTTTTACAGAGAGTCTCAAAGAAACATTAAGAAACTTTTTAAATGAAGTTCCTTTAAAGAAACGTAACCTAAGATTGTCTGCAATAGGTAAACCTGCTAGACAATTATGGTATGACAAAAATTCTAAAGAAGAACCTAAACCTTTAGAACCTAGTACAAGAGTTAAGTTTTTATATGGTCATATGTTAGAAGACTTATTGATTCTTTTCTCAAGACTTGCAGGACATACAGTAACTGACCTACAAAAAACAGTAAGTGTTAATGGAATAAAAGGACACCAAGACTGTGTAATAGATGGAGTGTTAGTTGATTGTAAGAGTGCATCAGGTAGAAGCTTTGAAAAGTTTTCTAAAAATAAGTTATACTCTGATGATCCCTTTGGTTATATAGCACAGATCTCTGCTTATGCTGAAGGTAATGGAGTAGATGAAGCTGCTTTTCTTGCAATAGATAAACAGAATGGGAACATATGTTTAACTCCTGTTCATTCTTTGGAGATGATTAATGCTAAAGAAAGGATTGACTATCTTAAAGGAGCAATGGATAAAGCTAACCCACCTGATAGGTGTTATGATGATGTGCCTGATGGTGCTAGTGGCAATCGTAAGCTCGCTTTTGGTTGCTTCTATTGTGAACATAAGCGTACTTGTTGGAGTGATGCGAATGAAGGTAAAGGGTTACGTGTATTCAATTATGCAAATGGAAACAGGTATCTTACGCAAGTTAAAAAAGCTCCTAATGTAGAAGAGGTTACAACATGGTAAGTCATTGGGTTAGGTATGGTACTGAAGAACCTTTCGTACCTAACCTAGATAAGTTTGGGTTTGTTTATCTTATAACGAATACTAAAACTACTAAAGCATATGTAGGTTGTAAACAATATTTTTCTATGGGTAAGAAAAAGAAAAAACATAAGTGGGAAATATATACAGGATCATCTAAATATTTAAATGCAGATATAGAAAAGATAGGTAAAGAACATTTTACTTTTGAAGTTATAGCAGAGTATAAAAACAAAAGAAGTTTACGTTACTATGAGATGTACTATCAAATAAAATGGGATGTACTTACTGCTGTGATAGAAGGTACAGATGAACCTGCTTATTATAATTCATATGTAGGTGGTAAATTTTTTCCACCTGTTGAGATGTATACAGATCCTGAAAGATGTAAAAAGCTAAGTAAAACTATGAAAGAATATTATTCTTCTGAAGAAACAAGACAAAAAGCAAGTGATGCTAGTACTTCAAAGATGCCTATAAAATGTATAAAAGAAAATGGTGATATAGTTATTTTTAAAGGTAAAAGAGAAATAGAAAAAGCAGGTTATGATGCATCAACACTTTACAAATTAGTTAAAGGTGGTTATCAAAAACGAAGTGATAGACCTAATGGTAAAGGTTATAGCATAAGAACAAAACATAAAGATATTATTAAAGCAGAATATATATAAAGAAAGGAGGTACAAAATGGCAATTAAAAAAGCAATGTACGATACAGCATTAGCTGAGTTTGAATCACAAAGAGATAAAGCTATAACTAATGCACGTATATAC